ACCTTGTTGTGTTGAACCATATTTGAAGTCTAAATAGAAAATTAGACCAGACGGTAGGTTCATGGGTTGCACAGAAACAAATTCTTGTGCGGATAGTTCAGCAAAAATTCTACGAACTAATGGAAGGGCAACGCCACTCCACTGCTCTTGATTTGCTGATGTTCCAACTTGTGAAGCTTCGTCTAATAGCTGCTTTGCTTGGTTTTCCAAGAGAACAGCCATACCTGCAGTTTCACTCTCATTTTTCATTCCTTCTAAAAGGCCTGTTGGTTCCCACTTGTTAACCAATTTACGAGAGGAAGCTAGAAGCTCATTATGAGGATTATATCCACCCATTACGTCTTTGAGTTCGTTCTTATATGACACGATATTTCTCCGTAATTAAATAATGTTAGCTAATTTCTTCATACGGGCTTTAAAGTCCGTATTCTCACCGATGATTGGCTTTTTAGACTTTGTAGAAGCAACTGGTTTGGAAGCTTTACTTACACGTCTAGACTCATTAACCGGCTTGCGCTTAATGGACTCAGCAAATGTGCTATAAACAAGTTTAACTTCACGTACAGATGTAGTTCTGTCAAATTGCTCAATAACTTTCATCTTTTGAGCTTCAGAAATATTTCTACTTCTGAATAGTTTATTCGTGTAGAGAAGTTTAGCGTTAAGTAGGTTGACTTCTGAAAGCTTATTCTTCAAGTAAAGAACTGTCTTCTTATACTCTTCAAGTTCGCTATCTTCATCTTCCATTTCTTCAGCTACTTCTTCATCTTCGTCTTCCATACCTTCTTCTTCTGTTAGAGCTTTGATGATTTCGTCAAGATCGATTTCTTCGTCAACTTCTTCGTCTTCGTCTTCCATGTGTTCACCTTCTTCGACTTTGTCTTCATCTTCAGCGTGATGGGCTTCTTCGACTTCTTCTTCGTCATGCATACCTTCAGCAGGTGCTTCTTCTTCGTCTTCATCAGCCATTTCAGCTTCTAACTGTCTTAATACTTCTTCTAGATCTTCATCTTCTTCGTCGTGCATACCTTCAGCAGGTGCTTCTTCATCTTCGTCTTCCATTCCGTATCCTTCGCCCATTGGTTGATCAGGTGCATCTTCCATATTTTCATCTTCGTTGCCACCTTCTTCGTCACCACCTTCGGACTCTGGTCCTTGACCTATATCAGAAGTATCGCCAGCTTCTTCCTCTGGCTCTTTGTTATCAGCAGCTCCAATTCCTGAAGAGTCCATTTCTTCGTCAACTTTCTCTTCTTCCTCTTCACCGTGATAGCCTTCATCGTGTGATTCCTCATCCTCGCCTTCCATTTCAGCTTGAAGCTTCTTAGAAAGCATTGATTTCAGATGTGGAGTAAAGGCCTCTTCGAGGGCGATTTTAGCGTTTGCTAATGCAGTCTCACGTACTGATTTTGCGTCAGCAATTGCTTCTTTCAATAATTTATCCATTCGGATTCTCCTCTAAGAGAGTTATATAGTTATTTGGAACTATAATCAGATTCGATTATTAAGGAACACCTAACAATGTAGGTGCATTGTATTTTTATATAAGTATTGTATAAATTAATTAAAGCTCAGCTTTTTTTGATCTAATTTGAGCCCTAAGTCTACCCTTTGCTCTGCGATCTCTTTTTATTGCTGAAGGTTTTTCGTAAAACTGTCTTTGTTGAACTTCGTGAAGTATACCGGCTTCTTTGACTTTCTTTTTAAATTTACGTAGCGCCCACTCTATCTTATTATCAATAACCTTAACGTATATTGCCATTTTTACCTCTTATAATAAATTTTTCTTTATCCAATTTTCTTTTATTCTTCTTAGGGAACCTTTTGGAATTATATTTCTAGAAGACTCGCCTAAATCTTTTAATTGAGATTGTTTTTCTTTCAATTTTGCTATTGCACCATTTTTTTCGGCTCTCATATCGTCCAACATATCTCTAGCGTACTCCATTTCGTCATCATCACCCATTTCCCTTGCTTCTTCATATTCTCTTTTAGCGTCTGCTATAGCTTCATCATACTCTTCTATTTCCATTGTTAAGTCTTCAATTTCATTTCGTAAGTCATCGATCTTGTATTCTGAATCTTCATCACTATCAGTATCAGTATGTCTCCCCACAAAATACCAATCTTTAACCTTTTGTTTTAGCGCTCTTATGGTTTCGTATGGGTCATCGGGATCAATAGTCGCAATAGTTACATCGTCCCATTTTGAAGAAACCAAATCTGCATCGTCCCAGTATACATCATCTTCATCACCTAATATATCTTTAACTTCTGGATCTTTCATTATTAATTTTGAAATTTCATCCCTGTCCATTTCCAATCCGTTTGGACCACCTATTTGTTTAGAATCGTCATCTTCAGGAGAAGATTTTTTACTCTTTTGTCCGTCCATAGGGGGAATTTCGTCTGAATAATCTGTAAACTCACCTTCATCATACGATCTAGCATTGCCTTCGTGTGCACTATTCCAATCGTCTTGCCAATCATAGTCCTCACCAACTACAGTTTCCATAAAATCTATTACATCCTCATCAAAAGAGCCTTCTTCGAAATCATACTCGGACCCAGTGAGAGCCTTATAATGTTGCATTGCAAATGTAGCGGCATCTTCTGCATTAACTTTATAATTTTTCATTTGATCAAAAAAGTAATCTGAAATATGTTGAACTTCAGGACTTTCTGCTTTTTTTGCTGGAGTATTCTTTCCTATTGCTTGCATATCATCTGATTTGGGTTCGTCTGCAGGCTTATCGAAGATGTTAACACCTTTCTTTGTGTCTCCACCGCCGTCTTTTTGCTTTTCGTATTCAATCTTAGCTGGATGATCCTTAGGCATCGTCTTGGCTGAACCGGCTTTCATCTCTTTAGATTCACCGTCATCATCTTTATACTTAATCATTTGATCGTCATCGATCTCCATTAGTAGGTCTTTTAGCTTAATCATTGGTTTTCTCATTTAATTCTTTTATGTCAAAGTATCTATTGAGTATTCCACCCATATCTTCGTATAACGCAGCCATTCTATCTTGTAAAGCTTGAGCCTCAGTAGAAATCTTTGAAAATCCAGCTGCTTGCTTTTTTAAATCATTCATATTACGTTGCACAGTAACTCTATCAAACCAGTCTGCAGTTTCTTCTACAACGTGCTTCTGTGCAGCTTTTGATATTTCAACAAACGTATCTGCTACTTCAGAAAGATTGTGTTTTTTGTAAATGGAAGGACCATAAGAAGCAAAGTTAGAAACCTTTTCTACTAAATCTTCTTTAGTCATTAATTTTTCGTCTTCCTCTTTAGCAACCAATTCCTTCGCCATTTTTAATAAGGAAGCACTATCTTTTGCACCCTTTAACGGTGATCCAATAGATTCGGGGAAAACTATTCCACCTAATTCTTCGTTTAATATATCTTTTAGTTTTGAACTTTTCTTAGCCATTTTATTTCCCCATTAAGAGTATGTTTGTAATTGAACTTTCAACGTTTGACCACTTCTTATCTAAAGTCTTATGGCCAACGGATTCGTTAACTGGACTTAAAAACGCTCCATGAGTTGAAGGATTGGAAACAAAATCAAATGCGATCAATTCAAAGTCATCTTGCACTTCATCACCAACAGACTCTTGCTTTATAGAACCCAAACCTCTTGAACTAATTCCAAGTTTTATACCACTCTTAAAAAGTTCTCTAAGTATATTTCCAGCCGGTGTACTTAAAACTTCTACTGTACCAACAAGATCATTTCCTTTCCAATGCATTTCTAACACATTATGAGAAACGTTTTGTAAATTTACTACTGAACTATCTGGATGATCTAATTCACCCATAGCTCTTCTTTCTTTTATAAATTCTGCCGTATATTTTTTAGATTCTCTCATCAAAATATCTTTAGGATAAACTCTTCCATTCTGATTTCTAGATTCTGCCCTTTGCAAAACACCATTTACAATTAATCTACCATTATTCTCAGTGATAGATTCGTTTATTTTTTCTGGTGTAATATCAAAAGGAATCACATCCAATAAAAGTGCTTTTTCCATTATACTAAATCCTTAACTTTTGTTGATAATCTAATTAGTTTTTCAGAAATCTTATTTATAGCTACTTTAGTCCTTTTCATATAGTTATCAGATTCGAATTTCATTTCATTTTTCAACTTAACATTATACTTAATTGATTTTTCAATCATTGATAATGCTTCTCTGATATTTGTCATTGACTTTGCTAATTTTTGTTTCGTTGTCATTGACTCATCATTACGATAATGCCAATAATTTTCCTTTACAACAGACATTCCATCTGATAATTTTAAATCGTCTTCATCTTTGTCATCGTCCTTTGGATCTTTAAATGCGTATGGTGTTTTTGGTGGACCTTCTCCTCCATCTATTCCTCCAGTGACGCTTAATTCTTTAAGCTCTTGTCTTATAAGCTTTTTAATTAGTTCTGCTAGTTGTTTACTTTGAGACGGCATGTTTAACATCCTCTAATAGTTGATAAAATCTCATTAACTTAAGAACATTTGTAGTTTCATTTTTAGGTGTAACATTAATTTTACGTATTAATTTTAAACACTCAGTTATTTTTATCTTTACAACTTTATCGTCTATTTTTGGAAATAGTTTTTTAAACTCGGATATTATCATTTTATACTTTGATTCCATAAATTCCTTTAAACCATTAGTATTTGATACGTTATGTATGTATTCTTTGAGAACATCCTTTTGATTTTGCGAAAGCTTACTATATTTCTTATTAAACCTTTCAACTAAAATTTTATATGTCAACGCTCTAAGATCTGAGTTTTCTCTTCTAAGTGATTCCATAATCTCAGTCGACTGTTCTTTCTTTTTATTTGATGATATATGCTCCAACACGGTATAGAAACTCTTTGAAGACTTAACTGGATTAGAAAAATCTTCGGATATAACATTATGTATAGATGCTAATAATTTATAGTTGTGCAATCTAGACTTGAAAAAATCTGAGATATCGAAGTTTTCTTTTATATCCTTGATCAAGTTATACTTTTCAGTCTTTAACTTTGATTCATTTACATTTTTTCTGTGAGCCTTAATAGTTGTCGCAATAAGATGCTTTGCTCTTCCAGTGTCTTTTAATTTTGTTTCTAATATAACGTTAAACAGGGTATTCTCTTTGAATAGCTCAGACTTCTTATTAAAATGCTTTTTAAGAATGTTACTAGCAACAGAAGACTTAGTTTCATTGATAATGTCGGCTGTTACTTGTCTGGTTAGTAATTCAAACAGGAAACCCGTGTTTCTTATTTTTGAATGTTTCATCAAATTCCTTAGCTAAGTTTTTGTATTCGTTAATAAATATAATATTAATCTAGTTTTGAAGGTTTTTCTTTTAACTGCGCCTCCAAGTTCTCTACTTCGTTGATCATTTTGACTTCTTTTTTGTCATAATGACTCTTAAGTTTATCCAAATGGGACAATGCTAACGGACTTTTTCTATAATTGTGCTTAATATCAGGGGTATTATCCTTGCGAGTCGAATGTGTATAATCGTATTTGCCCAAAACGTCTCTTACACCATAAGTTTCCCTATCTTCCTTATCTCTTTTACGCTTTTCATCATTATCTTCATCTTCAGATTCATCGTTTAACGTAGGTTGGGATTTCATTTGACCTTCTTGGGCAGGTTGAGCAGGGTCGTTACCTTCATTTGCTATGGATTCCTTTCTAAATTCTTGCTTTTTATCTTCTATTATATCAGCCCTAAGTTGCTTTACTTCGTCGTCACTAAAGTTGAATATGTTATCATACATCCATTTTTCTGAAACTAAAGATTCAGATTTCATATCCCTAGCTAATCCTATTTTAGTTGACCATAATTCCAATCTTTCTTGTTCATATATAGTTGAAGGATTTGTTAGCTCTAATTCAAAATCAACTAAACCTGCATCTGTATATCCTTGAGAATATAAATGTGCTACGGCTATTTTTGTAAGTTCGCTTATCACTATTCTTTGTATTCTTTCAATTGTTCTTGCAAACCTAACGTCTTCGGCAGCTAATGTTGCTTTAGATCCAACACCTTCTTCGTATCCCAAAAAAGCCTTAGGAATCTTCAACGACGCTAATAGTTTATTTCTTAAATACTCAATATCTTCAACTGCTTCGTATGTTAAGCCTGGAAGAGATTCTATATTGGTGCCGCTATCTCCACCTCTTACTGGTAAATAGAAATCTTCAGTTAAATTTTGCATATTGTACTTTAGATTATAATCTCCAGTATTTTCATCAACCACTGGAGTCTTTTTAGACTTGTCTATGATTCTTTTCATATATGTATCTACTTCACTGGGTGGTAGATTTCCAATATCCACCTTAAACACTCTTTTTTCTGGCGCTCTCATAATCCTGTGAATCAACATCGCATCTTCCATAAGTGACAATTGTTTCCATACTCGTCTACCACCCTCTATCATGGACTTACCATACGGTAGATAATTAGAATCAGATAACAATCTAAAATGTGCTATTTCAAAATTTTCGTATTCAGTTTGTGCAGCTTTTCCTGGCATATTTCTTGGATCGGTTGCATCTAATACAAATTTTACTTCGTTTGGATTTTCTGGATTAAACCCTTCTATTCTTGATACATCGTATGGAGAAAGAGGTAAAACATTTACTATACCATATTTTTCAGCTATTTCCATGTGCAAATAAAAGTCACCGTACTTACACATATTTCTAATCCATGGCCATAAATTAAATTCTATGTTTAATATATCATAAAATAAATTGTGAAGTATTTCTTGAATCTGAGCATTGTTTGATTTTATCTCTAATACATTTCCGTATTCTGATTTCATTGTAGATTCATCAGCGTATATGTCCAAAGCAGAAGCCATAATGGAATCATCGTCCATTGCTTCGTAATCTCTAAATAGTGCTATTCTTTGGGCCTTTGCTAGCTCTCCACTATAACCCATTCCATATCCACCGTAACCAGTATTAGTGTTAAATAATTTTGTATATCTATCCATTAAAGTTTTAGATCCAGCTTGTACTTCATCTGTATCTACTATCTTTAACTTTCTTCCACCAACGTTTCTTACAATAACGTTAGACGAAAATAGTCTTTTTATTCTATCTAAAAATGTATCTTGTTGTGCCATATTATATCAACCAGTGTAGTGATTCCTTTTTATCACCGACCCGTTGCTTCCATCCATAATCGTTTTCTTCTTCAACTGTGTAAACACCTGAATTTGTATCGATTTTGGAAATAGATTCACGAGTTATTCTCATATTTTCATCGTGTAGTCTTAAGGCTGTTTCCCTAATCCACAATCCTATGGCAAAGCTCATTACTAAATCGTCGTTATATCCCTTTAAAGCTTCTGCCTTTCCATT